CAGCTATTGTACCGCCGTAAACAAGCCTGTTCTCATGGAAAGTAACAGCAGCAGGGTATCCTCTTTTTGCTGAGAATGATTGCTCGTCCCAATCTGCAGTAGGTGAATCGCTTGAAATCGTTACATAACCACCACCATCTTCAGCAGAAGACGCTGACCCACCCGCATTAAATGTAAAGGTATTTTCATCAATAATACCGCTTACAGTTTGAGGGCCATTTAAGTTGCCAGTATTAATTCCACCAACAGCAGAGGCATTTGATATAGTAATAGACTCACCACCAGCAAAGCCATGAGCCAACATAGTAACTTCTACATTAGCTGTACTACCATCAGTGCGAAGTGGATTCAAAACAGATAACCGCGTTGATAGTTCATCAACAACATCGCCAGTTGCTTGAGTGGCAGATTGAACACTGGTTATTTCAATTTCATTTCCACTGTATCTTACAATTACGCCAACGTGCAAAGAGTCCAAATAATTTCCAGCAGTTTGTGTCCCTGTGGTGTCCCAGTAATCAGTGCTGGTTGTTAATGTAATACCAGTGCCAGTTGTTGCGCTAGGGTCAAGCGTTGTTCCATGATCTTGAAACTTAGAGTAAGGCTGAAACGTAACGCTGTTATCTAGTCGCTGATCGAAGGTGTAAGTGCTAATTTCAAAAGCTGTGAGGCTGGTTCTTGTTAGCAATCTTGGCGCAAACAATGGATGACATATCCACATTACATCGCCACGCTGTGTTGCTGTATATTGTTTTAAGTAATCTTGATCAAATGGCAAAGCAGCCGCGCTCGTATCTGCGGTAATAGTTGCAACAAGACTTACAGTACCATCTGTCAAAAGTCGAAAACATCTAACCTTAGCATTCTCTACAGAGATTACATACTCTTCATTCTGGTCAAAAACAAAAGGAAATAAATGAGATTGCTCTAAATAACTTGAGCGTGAGTATTGAAAAATTTTTGATTCCCCAAATTGAGCAACATAAAAATAAGAATTATCAGGTTTAAAAAAAACTCCTTGTGGAAGAGTTCCTTCAGAAACTACTGAAGTAAAAGTATTGTCATAAGATACAGTAGAAATATCCCAAGCCGTTGAAAGTGAGTAAAAATAAATAGTATCAGAATTACTCCCAACGACATACATCTTCGTTCCATCATCATTAAAATGCAATCCAGTAGGATTCGTCTCTTGAGAAGCTACAGAAAAATATCCGCTAGAACCTGTTATACCAGAAAGTGAAAATGGAGTAGGTAAAGAATACTCTACTACGCTGCCACTAAAACCACTTTCTAGGACAAACATTTTAGTTCCATCGGATTTAAAAAATAAACTCCTAGGATTTGTGACGCTAACTGTACCTACATGAGTTGCAGTGGTAATATCCCAAGCAGTAGATAAATCATAAGCATAAACGTTATCATTTTGATCGCCGCAAAAAAACATTTTAGTTCCGTCAGATTTAAAAAATAAACCTGTTGGCGTAGTATCTTGGCTAGAAACTGATAAAAATGAATCAAAAGATGCTGTCGATATATCCCATGCTGTTGTTAAATCGTATCTATTTATTCCAGATAAAGATGTACATATATAAATTGTTAAGCCATTAGGTTTAAAAAATATATCATAAGGACTAGAAATTGAAAGTTCTGTTTCAGGAGGATAAACAAAACTTGATCCATAATTATGGATATGTTTTAGGCCGTATCTTTTTTTCAAAGAGCCTTCCGCAGTAACCACCATATTTTCTACGCGCTGCGCAGATGCAGGATACACCGCAGTATCAGTTCTCATTACTAATGAATCACTGACTTCTCCAAACTGAAAGCTGTTCTGAGCAACTCTAATTTTTTGCATCAACTACGCCTTTCAGCAATAAACCTCGATGTGTGGAGTTTTCTGGTGGTCTGTTGTTGTGAGTCCAAACGCCTTGCCTTTATAAGCTGGCGCTCTGCCTTTTCCTCAAAAGCAGTCGCCAATGAAGCATCCCTAGCAACAGACATAGCAAGCATTGAAGCAACAGATAGCTCAACACCAGTAATAAAGTAAGAAGGCCAGTTAGCCTCATCAGCCCTAAAGATATAATCAGCAATTACAGTATCGGTTGTTGTCGCATCACAGAACGCATTGCCTTCATAAATATCATATTCAATCGGCAGGTCTTGGATTGTAATTACTGAAATCATCAAAGAGTCAGCTGGCAGCGCATAAGAAGCATCCCAGCGTGTTAAAGGTGCAGTACCATTTCTAGTAAGCTGCGCTTGTTTAGATGCAAACCTCCATCTTGTGCTGGTTAAAAGACCTTGAGCAATATCCTCATATACAGCATTAGCAACCGTTGCCTCGGCAGTAGAGTCACTAAATGAAGAAATAGCATCACCGCCAATCAGGAGGGATGCTCTCGAACAAATCAATAATGGTGTGTTTGCTATCGTTGGCATGGCAGTATGGGGGCCGAAGCCCCCATCCCTTAGTTGTTGTCTAAGACTTCAAAGACACCATCGTCATCAATAACAACAGCACCCATTGACATCATAGAGGTTGCAAGGTGTGAAACCTTCTGAGGTACATAGTTTACCTCAGTCTGAACATCAGAGTTAATACCAAGTCCAACAGCAGTTGTGTGGTATGCAAAGTTCTTACCACCAGCAACAGCAGACGTTGAGAAAATCTTGAAGCCCAAGAACTCTTTCATTGTCATACCGCCAGCGTAGGGCAGATTCTGCGGTCCAACAAAGTCAGAAGATGCAAACTCATTGATTCCATACAGGTCAGCAAAACCAGCAGGAGACATAGCAAGATAGCGTTGTCCGTCTTCTGGAATGTCTTCATTGCCGAATGTTTCAAACAATGACAAAAGGTCTGCTTTTTCAAGAGCAGATGAAGTGTCATGGATTTGAGTTGAATTAGCACCAGCATCCATAGCTGTTGTAATCAATTCATCAGTCTTACGACCAAGAGCAGCAGCAGCAGATTGCGCTACAGCTTGACGCTCATTGATGTTGATTTTCAATTCATCCAGCTTGTCGATGTACTCCGCAGCGTAGTGATCTGTCATCGTTGCTTCGACATTAGTGTGTACCAGCTCCATTGCAGTTACATCACCATTGCGAGATTTAGTGCTTGCAGTACCTTTACCAATTACTTGGAAACGAGCAACTGAGCCAGTTACGTTCGAAGAGCGAACAGTGTTACGGAATTTGGAACCCATACGCTGATACGCCATGTGAACTTCTGTCTCAAACTGCTTGATAAAGGCTTGGTCAATTGTATTAGCCATTTATACAGTCCTTATGAGGTTACAGATTTATCGTCGGGTGTCCGCTCTCTCACGTCAGCAAGGGTATCCTTTCGGGCCTTTCAGTGCATTACGGGCCGTGATGCGCCATCGTAAACACTTTTTCTATTGGGATTGCAACGCACAAACTCAACATACTTCTGAGAATTGCTTTCTATTACACCAACCACTTCAAAACCAAGCCATGTTGCCCACTGCACCATAAACTCATAATCAGACAGGATTGTCATAGACATCATGTCTTGGGTCTTATCAAAGAAGTTGACTAGCATTTTTGAGCCACGCGCTATTGGCACAAAGTGATCTGCAAAGTCTTTAGAAAACATAGAGAACATTTGCGGAAAGTCTTGATCCTCATTGTACCAAAGACCACCCACCATTAAGAAAGACTCGCCCTCCTTACGTGCCAGATAGCACTCAGAGGATTCATACATTTCAATCAGAGCTTCTTCTATATCCAAATGCCCTAGAAGTTTTAGCTCTCGCTTGTTTTCTTGGCTAAGATTTAAAAGAACCTCTTCTATATGATGAGGCAGAAAAGGGGTAAGGTAATACTTGCCCCTTTGCAGAATCTTAACCTCATTTGTATATTTGCTGGAAGCCATCTGTAACTTGCTTAATGAAGTGTGGATCGCGGTCTTTCCAGTATCTTGGGTCATTCATCATCTCCCTAAGTTCTTTTTCGCTGGTTCCCGCTACTGCTTGAGTATTGCCAGCAAACGAACCATCTTTCATAGCTTCCATAATAGCTTCTAATGCAATGATACCCTCATGAGATTCACACATTCTTTCTATTGCTGGAAGTGCTGCTTCTGGAAAAAACTTATTGGCAAACAAAGATGCAGCCTCAATGCGCTGATCCGCATTATCACCAAGCATTTTTGCCTCTGCTTCAATGTCAGGCATTGAGCCATTCATAGCTTCAGCATACATAGCAATGCCCTGCTCAAACTCTTCCTGAGAATACCCATTCTCAAAAGAATGCTCTGCCCACA